TCTTGAAGTCTCACAAAAAAAGGTTTATTATGGTAGCATAGATTTCTTGTATGAGGAGGGGATAGGTCAAAGGCCTGTCCCTTTTAGCATTGAGAGAGGAGGTTTGAGATGTATAACAAACCTATCAGACCATCCTTGAGATCTAAGAAGTGGGAGAAGTTCCGTGATAGGATAATGCGTAAGCATGATTATCTTTGTCAAGAAAGTTTGCGTTACGGAATTTCTGTTCAAGCAGAAATGGTTCATCATATCTTCCCTGTATCTGAATATCCTGAACTTGAATTCGTTGAATGGAATTGTTTGCCGTTGACGAATAAGAAACACAATACGTTTCATGATAGAGTGAACGATAGAGTAATCAATCAAGGATTGTATTGGCAGAAAAAAAGAAAAAAAGAATTCTTAAATTTTTTCAAAAATGAAAAATGAAAATTTTTAGTCCCCCCTCTTTTTGAAAAATCATTTTGGCCAGTAGGGTACCGGTGAAGGGAACTTTTTCCAAGTCGGGGGCCTTCAAATAAAAAGGGGGTAAAAACTAAGCGATTTTGACGAAAGGAGGTAGTTTTTGGCTAAACCAATTACAGCGAAGTCGATTAAGTCAAAAGTGGTCAAGCAGATGAAAGACTTGGGCACTTATCGTAAAGAGTTTGAAATGATCATTGACATCTTTGCAGGTATGCTATATCAGTATCAGAAACTTGCTCAAGATTATGCTGACATGGGTTATCCAGTAACAGACACCTACGTCAATAAGGCTGGTGCTGAGAACGAACGTAAAGTTCCAATCTTGACAGCGATGGAAATTTTGAGGAAAGATATTCTTAGCTACTCTAATCAGTTGATGATGAATCCGAAGTCTCTCGGTGAGGTAGTAGAACAAGAGGGTGAGTCAGTTCTTACTGAGGTCCTGAAGTTTAAGAATGAACTGAAAAAGAAGCGAGTGAAAGATGGATAAAGACTTTGAAAAACGTTTTGCCGATTTTCGCCACGCTACAACCAATCTTGGAAAAGCTAAAGCCTATGTTGATTATGTCCTGAGCTATCAAGAGGAACATAACGAAGAACGGATTTTGGCTGCTGAACGCTTTTTGAGGGATTTGGAAAATCCAGCATATGAGCTTGATGAGGATATAGTGGATTTTGCCGTTCACTTCATTGAGAACTCAATTGTTCATCAGCAAGGAGATGACATGTTTGCCATGTCTATCCGTAACAAGCCTTTGATTTTGCAACCGTGGCAACATTTCACGGTTGTCAATCTCTTTGGATTCTATCACGCTGGTACGAACGAGCGTAGGTTCAAAGAAGCCTTGATAATGCTGGCACGGAAAAACGGCAAGACCAGTTTTACTGCTGCTATTGCTTTGCTTTATCAGATTTTGGATGCCGATAGTGGTTCAAAATGCTATATCGTGGCTAACTCTGTCAAGCAAGCGCTGGAAGCCTTTAATTTCATCAAGTTCAACGTGGAACGATGGAATGAGAAATCTATCCGTATCAAGGACAATAACCAAGAACACTCTATCACAGCTAATTTTGGAGATGATGGGTCATTCTATATTCAGGCCTTGGCCAACGATGAGAGCCGTTTGGACTCTCTCAATGGCAATGTCACGGTCATCGATGAAGCTCACACGATGAGAAATAGTAAGAAGTATGGTCTTATGAAGAAAACAATGTCAGCATACCGAAACAGTATGCTTTTTGTTATCTCTACGGCTGGTGATATTCCTACTGGATTTCTTGCTAACCGCTTGAAATACTGTCAGAAAGTGCTCAAGCAGTTGGTACAGGATGAGGCTTTATTTATCTTTATTTGTAAAGCCAATCAGACAACGGATGGCGATGTTGGTGACTATCTTGATGATAATGTTTTGAAGATGGCAAATCCGTCTTGGGGTGTCACGGTGTCCATGCCTGCTTTGAGAGCTGAAGCTGAGCAGGCTATGAACGATCCACAGACAAGAAATGAGTTTTTCAACAAGACTTTGAATGTCTTTACAAACTCAATGAATGCTTATTTCAATCCTGATGAGTTCATCGCTTCAGACAGCCAATATGATTGGAGCTTAGAGGAGTTGGCACGCTTGCCAATCCAATGGTATGGTGGAGCGGACTTGTCAAGGTTGCATGACTTGACCGCTGCTGCTCTTTATGGTGTCTATCATGATGGAGAAAAAGATGTTGATATCTGCATCACACATGCTTTCTTCCCTAGAGTTAATGCTCAGAAGAAAGCTAATGATGACGGGATTCCACTCTTTGGGTGGCAGTCTGATGGCTGGCTAACCATGAGCAATACTCCGACCGTCCTTTATGACGATATCGTTAAATGGTTCATCAAGATGAGGGAGAAAGGGTTCAAGATTGCTGCTGTCGGGATGGATAGAAAATTTGGTCGTGAGTTTCTGACCAAGATGAAACAAGCTCGCTTCAAGATGATTGACCAACCTCAGCTTTTTTATCTGAAATCAGAGGGGTTCAGACGGATTGAGTTCAAAGTTAAGAATAAAGAGTTTTACTATCTTCATTCTGATGCTTACGAATACTGTGTGAGCAACGTTAGAGCGATTGAAAAGGTGGATGATGCTGTGCAATATGAAAAATTAGATGGTGACGGTGGTACTGCAAGGATTGACTTGTTCGATGCCAGCGTTTTTGCTTGCATTCAGGCTCTTGCTAATCTTGGTAAGAACCATGATGTCATGAGCTTCTTCAAGTAGAGAGAAAGGAGGTGAGAAAATGGGGCTTTTAGATAGGATTTTGAAACGAGGTAAAACTCAAAGTGGCACAAATGTTATCACACATTCAGACTTTGGTTTGTTCTTGGACGGGGATAGTTACGTTCCCTTGGCCCGTAATCCTGATGTGATTGCAGCAGTCAACAAGGTTGCTGACATGGTATCCAACATGACCATTCATTTGATGGAAAATACCGACAAAGGCGACATCCGAATTAAAGATGGACTAGCTAGAAAAATCGATGTAAACCCATGCGACAATATGACTCGTAAGACTTGGATTTTCAAGATTGTGCGTGACCTATTATTGTTCGGCGATGGCAATTCGGTTCTTCATGTCGAGTATGATCCCGTGAATGATTATATTTTAAACTTGAGACCATTCGCAATGAGCGAGGTTTCTTTCAAAAGTGATGATTCCAGTTATGTCGTGAATTATCGTGGCACTGATTACAAACCAAGCGAAATCGTACACTTTGCAATTAATCCAGATCCAGACAATCCATTTGTCGGTACTGGATATAGGCTTGCTCTGAGAGATATCGTTAGGAACTTAAATCTTGCTACTCAAATCAAAAAAGGGTTTATGAGTGGGAAGAACGTTCCAAGCTTGATCGTGAAAGTCGATTCTTCGAGTGGAGACTTAGGGACCCAAGAAGGTCGTGACCTGGTCGCTAAGAAATACTTAGCAACAAGTCAGGCAGGTGAGCCGTGGATTATTCCTGATGCTTTGTTGAGTGTCGAACAGGTTAAGCCACTCAGCTTAAAAGATATCGCTATCAATGAATCTGTTGAAATTGATAAGAAAACAGTTGCTGGACTCTTGGGAGTTCCAGCTTTTATTTTGGGAGTTGGAAACTTCAACAAGGAAGAATACAACAATTTTGTCAATACAACAGTTATGAGTATTGCTAATACAATTACTCAGACCTTAACTAGAGATTTACTTGTTTCAAACAATCGGTATTTCAAACTTAATGCTCGCTCTCTTTATTCGTATGATATTACAGAATTGTCATCAGTGGCTAAACAGATGACCCAAAATATGGCAATGCGTCGAAATGAGTGGAGGGATTGGCTTGGGATGCCACCAGATCCTGATATGGATGAGCTCCTTGCTCTTGAAAATTATCTACCGCAAGACAGACTTGGGGACCAGAAGAAGTTGAAAGGAGGTGAGGAAGAGAATGAACAAACGGAATAGCTATCGTACTGCTCAGTTCAAAACACGAGAAGAAAGTGAGACTGGTGATTTGATTTTGAGCGGGTACTTTATCAAGTTTGATGAAGTTACTGAACTATGGCCGGGTTACTTTGAGGTAATCAAACGTGAGGGTGTTGAAAAAGCTATCAAAGGAGCTGACATCAGGGCATTATTTAACCATGATGATAGTTTAGTGCTTGGTCGGACTGGTAATGAAACGGTCATTTTGGGAGTTGATGAAATCGGACTTTACGGGGATATCATCATCAACAAAGATGATCCGCAAGCTGTTGGGGCCTATGCTCGTGTTCAGCGTGGTGATGTAATTGGATGTAGCTTTGGTTTTATCCCAATTAAAATCAACACGGAAGAGCAAGCAGATGGTTCGTACCTGGACACTATCCTAGAACTAGAAATCTTTGAAGTGAGTCCATGTACTTTCCCAGCCTATCCACAAACGGAAATTGCTGCACGGCAGAAAGACTTTGAAAGTCAACAGCGTGCCAATCGTGAAGCGCTGGATAAGCGCAAAAAAGAAATTAAGGAGAAATTTAACCTATGCACAAATCATTGATTTTAGGCGCTCGCATGCGCAACAAAGCAGAAAAAGTGGTGGAACTTGAAGAATCAATCAAAGAATTGAACAAGCGTTCTGAACTTGAAGCGAAGAAATTGGATCAAGCTGGAAATGATGAAGAAGTTTCAGCAGTTGAAAAGAACCTGGAAGATATCCAAAAAGAATTGGATAAAAAGGAAGCAGAAAAAGAACAACTTGAAAAAGAAATCGAAGATTTGAAAAATCAAGTTGAAGAACTAAATCGTAAAGCACCGACTTACCCAAGTCAAGAAAAACGTGGAGGACAGAAATTGGAACAACGTGACGCAGTACTAGAATTCATCCGCTCTCGTGGACAAAAACGCACAGGTGTTAAAACAACAGATGTAGGAGCGATTATTCCGAAAGAGGTTTTGGAACCACAAAAAACACCTGAACGTCAGAACCCGCTGCTTAATCTAATCCATATTGTGAAAGTAACAAGTGGATCAGGTACTTATCCAGTCATGAAAAAATCAAATCGTAAGATGACAGAGGTTGGTGAACTTGAAGAAAATCCAGAATTAGGAAAAACAAAAATCACGGAAGTTGATTACAAAATCAAGACTTATCGTGGTGAGCTTCCTATCTCTCGTGAAGCGATTGAAGATGCACAATATGACCTTATTGGAATCATGCAAGCAGACATTCAAGACCAAGATGAACAAACAAAATTGGCAATTGTTGCGGATGTTCTGAAAACTGCAAAAGTTGTAAATGCTAGCGGTTATGATGGACTTAAAGATATTTTGAATACTAAGATTTCATCTGTTTATAAAAAATCTCTTGTTGTTACTGACTCTATGTTCAACGCATTGGATAAAGTTAAGGACAAAGACGGACGCTACATGCTTCAACCTGACATCACTTCACCAACGGGCTATTCATTCTCTGGAAAAACTATCTACCCTGTCGATGACACTCTTTTGGGGCAAGAAGGGGAAATGAAGTATTTTATCGGAGATGTTGAATACTTCCTTACATTATTTGACCGTATGCAATTGAGTGTGAATTGGGAAGATAACCATCGCTTTGGTAAGAACCTAGCTTCATATCTTCGTTTTGACATCAAGAAGACTGATGAAGATGCTGGGGTGTTTGGAACCTACACTGATGTTGTAGCTTAAGGAGGTGGCGTATGAGCTATAAAGTAATCCGTCCTTTCAAGGACTTGGCTGATCCTGAAAAACATGACTATGCTGTTGGCGATATCTTTCCTCGTGAGGGATATAATCCCACAGATAGCTTTACCAATGGCCTTTTGACTGGTGCCAACACTGCTGGCTCTATCTTCCTTGAGGTTTTGGGAGAGGATGAACCTAAGAAACCAGATCATGAAACAAAAGAAGTTAAGGAAGAGCCCGCAGTTGAGCAGAAAGAAACAGTTGAGGAAACTACTGAAGAGCCTGCTAAGGAAGTTGAGGAGTAAACATGGACGAAGGTCAGCTTTTGGAATTGCTGAAGCTTAAGTTGGGTATTTCAACCGACTTGAGAGACAAGCCGTTAAAAAAAATCATTTCAAGTGTCATCACTGAATTGACCGATAACCTCGGTATCGAGCTTGTTGGTGAGCGTGCTGACCATGAAATGTTTATCGTTGACTATGCTGCTTATCGCTATGAGGGTGGGGTGGATATGCCACGTCACCTTCAGTGGCGACTGCATAATTTACAGATAGCATCAAAGAAAGAGGTCAAGAATGTGGAATTATGAAATTACGTTGATCTCTAAAAAAGTCACAGGTAAGGATAAGTTACTACAACCAATCTCTGAAGATGTTGAAGTTACTCTCTTATGTCGCAAAAAGAGTGTTACTCGCTCTGAATTTTATCAAGCAAATCAGGCAGGTCTAAAACCGAGCTTGGTCGTTGAGATTCGAAATTTTGAGTATGAGAATCAGGAGTTTGCGAAGTTTGAAGGCAAGCAATATCGTATCTTGAAAACCTATCCTATCGATTCTGAAATTTTAGAGTTGACTTTGTCAGAGGTCTTGAAATGAGTAATGACCTTGCTGATTTTATAGCGAAAGAGCTTGCAGCTTACTCTGATGAGGTTACTGAAGAAGTGGATAAGATTGCAGAGCAAGTGGCTGATGAGACTGTGGATGAGTTGAAAGAGACAAGTCCGAAACGGTACGGGAAGTATCGCAGAAGTTGGAAAAAGAAGAAGCTGGCCAATGGCTCTTTTATCGTTTTCAACGCAGTTGCCAGTCTTACTCATATACTTGAGAACGGACACCTTTCAAGAAATGGTGGTCGTGTCGCTGGTATCGTCCACATCAAGCCCGCTGAGGAAAAAGCGATTCAAAACTTTGAGAAGCGAATCAAGGAGATTGGAAAATGAAGCTATCAGACTTTGCTGCTATTTTGGAACAGGCAAACTTTCCTGTCACTTATCGAGCGTTTAAAACTGGGAACGCTCCTGACTTACCTTACCTGGTCTATTATGAATCTAGTCCAGCCATCAATGCAGCTGACAACACGGTTAATCATCAGATTAAGAGCGTGACAGTAGAGCTAGCTTTTGAGCAGAAGGATGAAGATTTGGAAGAACGTCTGGAAGAGCTGTGGGCAACCCACAAGCTCTTTTTTGAAGTTCAAGAAGAAACATTTATCGAGACTGAAAGACTCTATGTCAAGTCTTACACAGTCTATCTTTACTAAGGAGGAATGACATGACTCAAGAAAATAAAGTAACCTTTGGCCTAGAAAATGTACATATCGCACCTATCAAGACACTTGCAGCAGATGGAGTTATTACTTACGGTGATGTTTTTCGTTTTCCTGGAGCGATGGAGCTGACACTTGATACTAAAGGGGAAACAACCCCTATCAAGGCAGACAATAAGGATTACCATTTCATGAATTCAAATGAAGGATATGAAGGTAAACTTAAAATCCCGCACATCATTGATGAATTTGCAACAAAAATTCTCGGTGAAATCAAGGATCCTCAGACTGGTGTCATGACAGAAAAAGCAGATGCGAGCTTGACAGAGTTCGCAATGATGTTCGAGTTTGCTGGTGACAAAAACAAGACTCGCTATGTGATGTACTACTGCTTTGCTAGTCGCCCATCTCTTGGTTCAAAAACTAAGAACGGGACATCAACAAACGAACGTGAGCTTAGTTTCAAAGCTAGCCCACGTCCATTGGACACAGTTGTTAAACGTTCAATCACATCAGCTGATAACAAGGATGCGTATGACAACTGGTTCAAGAAAGTCTATGAACCTACTGCGGTTTCAGCTTAAGGAGAAGATCTATGCGTAAAATCGTTTTGGTTGGCGATCAGGAGTATGAGTTAGGGACCAATGGCTATACTCCTATCGCATACAAGCAACAATTTGGGAAAGATTATTTTCAAGATTTGTTCTCAATGTTGAAAAATCAATCATTCATGAATGAATTGAACAAGCTGGAAGCTGAAAAAGAATTGACAGCGACTGACATTGACATTTCAATGCTAGAAGAGTTTGATATGACCTTTTTCAACCGTCTTTTTTGGACCTTTGCTAAATCTGCAAATCCTCACATCAAGCCCTATGAACAATTCTTCATGGAAATGGAGGTCTTTCCTATTCAGGAAGTTGGTCCTGTGCTGATGGAAATGCTGAATGCGAGCATGACGACAAAAAAGCACCAGATGAATCAGAATCAGCTAGTGAAGAAATCTTCACAGTAGAATCCTACCTATCCTGCTGTAAAGAAACTGGTCTGTCTATCGATGATCTAAAGCACATCTCAATCGGAATGGCTCTGGATTATCAGACGGATTATGTGAATTTACGGAGTGAGGATAAGGGTGGCGAACGGAAGGCCACGCAAGCTGATTTTGACAGTTTTTAAATAAAAAATGAGTGCTGAGAGAGTGATTCTGAGGTCAAGTTCCTTGCCATGACTGCATTATCAGTCGTAGAAGTTCTCTCAGCGCTTTTCTATTTTTTTGAGAAAGGAGGAAATATGGCAGGAAATATCAAAGGTATCAAAATTGAAATTGATGGCGACACGCAACCCTTACAGAAGGCGCTGAAAAATGTCAATAAGGCTGCTACTGATGCAAGTCAGGAGTTGAGACAGATTGACAAGGCCTTGAAGTTTGATACAGGGAACGTAACGCTCCTGACTCAGAAGCAAGAAGTTTTGCAAAAGCAAGTTTCGACGACTAAGGAGAAATTGGAAACCTTGAGACAAGCTCAGTCTCAGGTGGAACAGCAATTCAAAAATGGCGATATCGGTGCCGATCAGTACCGTGCTTTCCAACGTGAAGTCGAAGTTACTCAAAACGTCCTAAAAGGATATGAGGGTAAGCTTGCAAGTGTGAACCAGGCATTATCTGGAAACGGTCAAGCGACAGAAAACAATATCAGTAAACTAAACAATTTGCAGAATGAACAGAGCCAACTAGCATCCGAGATGGAAAAGGTGACAAGTTCATTTAAACTGCAAGAAAGCGCTTTGGGGTCAAATGCTAGTGAAGCCGAGAGAAATGCTCTTGCCCAGAAAAAGATTGGTGCTCAGTCTGATATTGTCAATAAGCAGATTTCAAATTTAGAGCGACAATTGGAGCTCACCAAAAAAGAATTTGGTGAAAATTCCACACAAGCCAATAAAATGGAGTCTGAACTGAATCAAGCTAAGACTGCATTAAATCATCTCAACAATGAGATGAACCAAACTAAATCGTCTGCTGATAACGCTCAAGACGGAATGACAGCAATGTCAAACACTATCCGAGCAGAAGCACTTCAGCGAACGAGTGAGAAATTGGCAGAGTTGTCCCAAAAAATCTTGGAAGTAGGGGCTTCATCCATTGAAGCAGCGGCTCAGATTCAAGCAAGCAATGCACAATTCACAACTGTTTTTGGCGACATGGAAGCTCAAGCGAGGGAATCGCTGAATGCCATTGGTCAAGAAATGGACATTGTACCTGAGCGCTTGCAAGGCTCATTCACTCAGATGGCTTCATTTGCAAAAACTTCAGGACTAGATACTGCGCAAGCATTGGACCTTACTTCTCGTGCAACCAGGGCAGCGGCGGATGGCGCAGCGTTTTACGACAAGTCCATCGAGAGCGTATCAGAAAGCCTACAATCTTTTCTGAAAGGAAACTTTGCAAACGATGCAGCTCTTGGGATTTCTGCAACGGAAACAACTAGGAATGCGGCTGCCAATAAATTGTACGGGAAATCATTTAAGGACCTAAGCGAGGCTCAGAAGCAATTGACTTTGCTTCAGATGGTCGAAGACGGGAATAAACTTTCAGGAGCACTTGGACAGGCTCAGAGGGAAGCTGACGGGCTCGAGAACGTGATGGGAAACCTGAAGCAATCAGGAACCAACGCACTCGCTGTAATTGGCCAACCAATCCTTGAAATGTTGATACCAGTCTTTCAAGCATTAGGGAAAATTGTAAACCAGGTCGCAACTTGGTTCAGCAACTTATCCGCTCCGATTAAACAAGCAATCATTGTATTTGTTGGTATTTTAGCGGTTGTAGGGGCCTTGTTACCAATTTTTCTAGCTGTACAGGTTGCAGCGGCTGCAATGGAAACAACCGTTCTTGGACTTATTGGAGCATTTGTGCCAATAATCGGAACAGTTTTGGGAGTTGTAGCCGTCATAACACTACTGATCATTGGCTTAAAAGAATTGTGGGAAAATAATGAGACCTTTAAGAGTTTTGTAATCAATACATGGGAGAGTATCAAGAGCGCAATTTCATCAGCTATACATTCTATACTAGAAATCGTTCAAACAATTTGGAATGCCCTGTTAGCTTTGTGGAAGAAAAATCAAGATACGATTTACAATATCGCGAGCACTGTTTGGAATGCTATTTCAACGACTGTCCTCACAGTTGTTCAAGCAATCAGTACGGTAGTTCAAGACGTTTGGGGGATTTTAACGAATTGGTGGAAAACCAATCAAGAAGACATTCTAAAAACAGCTAGCTACGTTTGGAACATCATGTCATACTTGATAACTTTAGCAATCACTGGCATTGATAAGGTTATTCAGGATGTTTTTGGAGGAATGATTGCTTGGTGGGAAACTAACCACACATGGATCATGGAAATCGTCAATACGGTTTGGGGAGCTATTCAAACCGCAATCAGCACAGCCATCCAGAATGTTTCAGATTTTATTATTTCTGTATTTGGCGGGATCACTGAATGGATAGACGAGAACCAGGCGCTTATTGAAAGTACCTTTAAGATTGTTTGGGACACTATCTCTACAATAATCGGAACGACCATTAACATCATCACTACGGTTATTCAAGTCGCTATGGAATATCTGGTTCCATATTTTGAAGCGATGTGGACGAATATGCAAACAAGCGTATCAATGGTTTGGGAGGTGCTTAAAACAGTTGTACAGACTGCTATAACAGTCATCCAAGGCATCATTACTGCTATCATGCAAGTAATCAATGGAGATTGGTCAGGAGCATGGGAAACAATCAAAAATACCATGTCAGTTGTTTGGGAAGCGATTAAATCAATTGTTTCAACAGTAATTTCTTCAATCACTAGCATCATTTCAACAGCATGGCAAGGTATTTCCACAACAATTGGGAATATCATGAATGGCATTTCTAGTACAGTATCTAGCGTCTGGAATGGTATAAAAAATTCCATCGGTAGTGCTATCAATGGGGCAAAGGACCTTGTCAGCACGGCTATCAATGCCATCAAAGGATTGTTCAACTTCAGTATCAGCTGGCCACATATTCCACTACCTCACTTCTCTGTAAGTGGTTCGGCCAATCCATTAGATTGGTTGAGTCAAGGTGTTCCAAGCATCAGTATCGAATGGTACGCCAAGGGCGGGATCATGACGAAACCGACCATTTTTGGAATGAACGGCAATAACCTCATGGTTGGTGGTGAAGCTGGGAATGAAGCAGTATTACCGCTTAATGATAAGACACTTGGTGCCATCGGTCGGGGCATCGCTCAGACTATGGGTGGAACTTCACCGACCATCAACATTACTATTACTGGCAATACTGTCAGAGAAGAAGCTGATATCAGTCGGATTGCTGATGAGGTAGCGCAGAGGATTGCTGACGAATTGCAACGTAAGACACGATTGAGAGGAGGGTTTGCATGATAAAACATAATGAGCTTGTGATTGACGGTGTGAGAACATCGTCTTTTCCTTTTAAGGTCATTGTCCATGATTCTCCCTCAATTGCTCTGGGAGAGAGCAAGACAGCTCTCCTGGAGCATGGTGGTATCAGTGGGGCAATCGTTCAGACGAACAAGCATAGGGAATTGGTCAAGAAAACCTATACGATTTACTTAGTCAAACCGACCGAAGAGCAGATGAACCAATTTATGAGTCTGTTTATTCGTGAGAAGTTCTGGCTAGAGAGTGAGCGAGTCAAAACAACTCGTCTTTGGTGCTATAAGGTCAATGTGAGCGACCTTGAAGAAGTGCAACCTGGTCTTTACATGACCAAAGCAACCTTCACTTGCCACCCTACCAAATACTTTAAAGGCACCGATACACAGAGATTGACAAGAAGTGGGACTTTAACCGTGCAAGGTTCTGCTCTTGCTTTTCCTAAAATCACAATCGTTGGCCAGAGCGCTTCTGAGACTTCGTTTACAATCGCTGGTCAGGTTATTAGGCTTGAAAAGCTCTCAGAATCGCTTGTGATGGTCAACAATCCTGACAATCCTAGCTTTAAAACAACAACAGGGAAGCCAGTGAAATGGTCAGGGGATTTTATCACAGTTGATCCAGCGAAACTTAGGAATGTTGGGGTTGTTTTGGGCCCAGGTATTCAATCGATTGAAATCGAAACGGTTTGGGGGTGGGCATAATTGCTTTATCTACTTAATAAAGATGTAAGAACCGTTCGATGGAATGGGGAGCCACTTCATGAAGCGACTTCGGCGATTGTGAAAGAAACCATGAATGGCGATTTCACCTTAACTGTGAAATATCCTATTTCCGACTCAGGTATCTATCAGCTCATCCAAGAAGATATGCTGATAAAGGCTCCGACTCCTGTTTTAGGGGCGCAGCTATTTCGCATCAAGAAACCTGTTGAGAACAATGACCATCTGGAAATCACAGCCTATCACATTTCAGATGATGTGATGCAACGATCTATCACGCCAATGAGTGTGACTAGTCAGGGCTGTGGCATGGCTCTTTCTCGCATGGTTCAAAACACCAAAACCGCTTTGGGAGATTTTTCTTTCAATAGCGATATCCAGGATCGTAGGACCTTCAATACGACTGAAACAGAAACTTTATACTCTGTATTATTAGACGGCAAGCACAGCATTGTTGGTACATGGGAAGGCGAGCTGGTTCGTGATAACTTTGCAATGACTGTCAAGAAGAGTCGTGGGGAGAATCGTGGTGTTGTTATTACAACGCACAAAAATCTGAAGGACTACCAACGCACAAAAAACAGTCAGAATGTTGTCACAAGAATTCATGCTAAATCGACTTTTAAACCTGAAGGTGCTGAAAAAGAAACGACTATCAGAGTGACTGTTGATAGTCCTCTTATCAACTCATACCCTTATATCAATGAAAAAGAGTATGAGAACAATAATGCTAAAACTGTTGAAGAGTTGCAGAAGTGGGCACAGTCTAAGTTCTCAAATGAGGGCATTGACAAGGTCTCTGATGCTATCAAGATTGAAGCTTATGAACTTGATGGCCAAGTGGTTCACATGGGTGATACGGTCAATCTCAAGAGCTGGAAGCACAATGTCGATGTACTCAAGAAAGCTATTGCTTATGAGTTCGATGCTCTTAAAGAAGAGTACATCTCTCTTACTTTCGATGACAAGGCAGGAGTTGGTGGCTCTAGAGCTTCTGGTGGCTTATCTAGCGCAGCGGATGCCATTCTTGGGGTAACAGAATCTGCACAAGAAGTTGCCCTTGAAAAGGCTCTTCAAAATGCTGACTTAGACTTTGATCATAAGGCTAGATTGCTTAGACAGGAAATTTCTGACGGTATTGAACTTGCAAGAGCAAGAGCAGAAGAAGTCAAGAGAGAACTCTCTGATACGATCGACCAACGGTTTAGCAGTTTTAACAATGGCCCTCTGCAAGAGGCAAAACGTAGAGCTGAAGAAGCCTTGCGAAATGCTGGTGCCAGCAGTCTACTCGCTCAAGAAGCCAAGCGGATTGGGTTGGATTCTGTTGCCAAGCTTGAAGAATTCAAAAGACAGTCCACAAGCGCTCAAACGGCTCTGTCGGGTGATTTAGATGTTCTGAAACGAACTATCACGAATGATATTCGACCGAAGCAGGCGCAGGCTGAAGCTGAGATTGCAAAGCAGGTTGAAGCGCTTATCCAGACCAAGAAGGAACTAGCTGGTATAAAGTCAGCGCAAGCGACGTATGAAGAGACAACGACCCGTAGACTGTCAGAGCTGACGAATCTGGCCGATGGTAAAGCCAGCAAGTCCGAGCTCATTCAGACGGCTGAGGAGCTGAAAAGTCGGATTGTGAGTGTGGAGACTGGAAGCTCCCGAAACTACTTTCGAAATTCTCGCTCACGGCCATTTACGACCAACGAGCAAGCGATCTACGACTATCGTCTCTTTATCGCTCCAGATTTTTGGAAAAATAAGGATAGGTTCAAGCGTGATTATGTGCGTCTGTCTTTTGATGTGACTTTTCCAGTCGCTTTAGCTCGAGACATGCCTGCGATGGTGCATTTCGGTGCCAGTCCATGGTATGCTTACCGCGACTTAGTCTTTAAAGGCGGGACGACTGAGCGCCAGCATTTTGAGTTTACAATCGATTTATCTGGCGCAGCTGAAACCTACCAGACTAACAATGTCTTTATTCGTTTTGGTACAAATTATGGATTTCCTGCTGGTCTGCAGGTCGTCATCGAGAACGCTATGTTATCGGTTGGCAATTATTTTCCAGCCTATCAACCAGCGTATGAAGATCAGGAAGACCGTGTCTCAGTAGTCGAATCTAACTTTAAACAGCGTGCTGATGCACTTGATGCTGGTGTAAGCCGCCTGACTGAAGGTCTCAGAACCAAAGCGGATATCAGCGCACTCAACGTGACTGCTGAAAATATACGGCAATATGTGAAGAGTCTTGAGACAGACACGCAGAACAAGCTAAATCAGAAAATGAATCTGACTGAGTTTGAGGTGCGAGCAAGCGGAATCCGTCAGGAAATCCTGAACGCAACTAAGGACAAGGCAGATAAGACTCTGGTCGTAGCTGAAGCTGGGAAAATCCGTGAAGAATTTTCAAACTTGAGGGTCGGTGGAACGAACTTGTTGAAAGGGTCAAAAGGCCCTTTTCTTCCAGATCGGAAGCCAGCTAATTTTGATAATAATGTTCTCTATGCAGGACAGACGTCTATCTACATGGAACAGGGTCAGAAGTACATCATTTCGGCCAAAACGGACGGTAACTTTACGGCCCATCATGATGGGAATAAGGAGTCTGATAATGTGGTCCTTTGGATCATGGACAAAAATGTCAGAAATTATCAAATCGTATCGGACCTCAAGACAGGTACAACAGGGACGAAAATCATCTGGAATAATCCGACAGGAATCTATCATCTACGCGTTAACACCTATCATAAGGAAGCTACCAAGAGCGTTTGGGACGTGAAGATCGAGAAAGGTAATGTTGCGACAGATTGGAGTCCTGCGATTGAAGACACTGATGGTCTTATCACAGAAGCTAAGGCTACTTTTGAGCAGACAGCTCAGGGCTTGCGAACGGACTTGTCAGCTATTCAGGAATATGTCAATAAAGACGGCCAGCGGCGGGAAGCCTTGCAGCGTTACACTCGTGAAGAGAGCGCACGACAAGCGACGGCTGTACGTGAACTGGTCAATCGTGATTTCGTCGGAAAGGCGAGCTATCAGGAAGACGTGCGAGGCATTGAACGCAAGTTTGAAGCTATTACCAACCCCAAAAATGGCTTGATCACTACTCAAATTGCGACCTATAAAAATTCAGTAGATGGCCGATTTGCAGACATCACTTCACTGCTTTCTGGCAAGGCTAACCAAGTCGATTTCCAACGTGTGAAAGAAACCAGCCAACTCTATGAGCGAATTCTGGGGAATACTAACAATAGTATCGCAGACAATGTCGCTCGTATGGCTATGACCAATCAATTGTTCCAGATTGAGGTGTCTAAGAATGAAGGCCTGAAGACAGTCCAAAGACAGCTTGCTGGCTCATGGTCGGTTCAGAATATTAACAGCGCAGGTGATTTGATTTCAGGTCTCAATCTTGGGGCTAATGGGCACAATCGTTTATCTGGTAAATTGACTCATATTACTGGAGAAACCTTGATCGACAGAGCAGTTATCAAGTCAGCTATGGTTGATAAGCTGAAAACGGCCAATTTTGAAGCTGGTTCGGTGACTACTGTAGTTTTGGATGCTGAGGCGGTCACGGCTGAAAAATTGAAAGTTGACCAGGCTCTATTCAATAAGCTTGTCGCAAATGAAGCTTACTTGAGTCAGCTTTTTGCAAAACAAGCCTTCATTAACCGTGTGCAGAGTGTTGCGATTGATGCAAGTCAGGTTCGCTCAGGTATTTTAAGTGGTGACCGAATCTACGGTGGTACTATTCGAGGTACCAACATCTATGGAGGAACCTTAACAGGCCATACCCAAATTCAACTAGGCTCTTACGGCTCATTTGATACAGTGAATGGTGGTTTACAGATTAACGTACCACGAGACTATAATTCCAAAGATGGCTTGGGAGTTCAATTTATCGGCTCTTACGGCCGTGGAGAAAATGTTCCTTACGGGCTTTTCCTCTACAGAGATTCGGATTTCACAATTGGAAATACTGCAACAGATACAGACGAGTTCCTTATGACTGTACAGGGTTACATCAATGCAAAGGGAATCGGTTGGCTCAAGACAGGGAAAGGAAGTGTTAACGGTAAAACAACAGGTACTATTGGACTATGGAACTCTGACAATGTATCTTTGAGCTTCGGTGGTTCAGGGAATGACATCTACTATAGTTATAATAGTACAGCATATAGCCTGTGGTCGGTTGTGAACCAACATTTCTCGGACAGACGTCTGAAAGAAAACATCGTTGAATGTAAGCACAAGGCTCTTGATTATATCCAGCAATTTCAGTTCAAGGAATACGATTGGAAGAAACAAGAGGATAGACCACAACAAGCACACACAAAGATTGGTTTGATTGCGCAGGAAGTTCAAGCGGTAGATCCTACGCTTGTTTACGAGAACGGAGACACGTTGAATCTGGACAATCTCAGACTAACAAACATCGCACTTAAAGCTATTCAGGAGCTCGCTCTTGAAAATCAAAAACTTACACACAGATTGGAGAACTTAGAAAATGAACGCAGAACAGCTTAACCAAGCCTTACAAATGACAATTAGTGAAATGTCAACAACCTCAACAAATTCGATGATTACAAGTAATCTCTTGAGTATTCAGTTGAATGAGCAAAGGGCAGAGAATCAAAGACTTCAAGCACGAGTGGATGAGCTGGAAGCTCTGCTTGATGAACAAACTAAACCAGCAGAAGGAGCATAAACATGGCAATCAATGGGTATAATCTATCAACAAAACCGTACTTAAGAATTTCTGGCTCAAACGTTGAGACGGTGGTAGAAATTCAATTATCAGAAGGAAATCGCTACAGCACTAACTCACGTTCATTTCCTGGGGACCGCACGGCTGAGCAAGAGGATGTCTTGATTCAAGCGGTGCTGGATGTTCTCAAGTCTGAATTGGACCCAAGCTCTGCGATTGTGCAGGCGCAGAATAAGCTTGAACAAGCTGAGCAGCAGATTGCGCACAATAAGAGCGAACAGGACCGACTTTCTGCGCTTGCAAATAAAATCGATAAAGTCGTTCGAGTCATGGCTCAAGATTCCATCATGGGTGAGAAAATCGCCTACGGAACAACCTACAAGGAACTTGTCGAACTCTTCCCATTCGCTGAAGAAGGTAAGACATATCAACCAGGTGATATGTTTGTGATTGAAAATCCTGAACACGTTGAATTGAACGGCGAGGGCAAGCGTGTCTTGATTCAGACAAATCAGGCTTTCACCTACAAAGGCGAATCTTTCAAGCAGCTTGAAGGCGTACCATCTCAAAATGGTATCCTTGCAATCTGGAAGTGGGAAGGGCAAAAAGCCGAAAGTGATCTTGAAACTACTCGAGTTCCTGCACAGTAGATTGGAAGTGGTCTGATTGGAATTACTAGCATTTTTGGATAAATTGAGTCCGATTCTAATCGTGATCATTCCTAGCTATTTTTCTTTCAAAAGCACGCAGAACACAAAAGAGACTGACAAACAAATCAGTCTCTTATCTGATAAAATTAGTGCCATTGAAAAGACAGTCTCGAATGTTGAGACTATCGGCAAAGATAATAGCAAAGGTTTGAGCGTTATTGGAAAAGGTCTTCAAAGATTACAGCGTTTTCGATTGCAAGAAAACCTAAAAAAAGCAATTAGACGAGGCAATACCAATCAGCATGAGATTGAGGAATTGTCTCGTCTATATGAAAGTTATGTCGAGCTTGGTGGAAATGGAGCCATCAAGGTACTGTATGAAAAATTTCTAGAATTAGAAATTGTGGAGGAAAATATAAATGCAACAGATTAACGAAATTTTACTAAACGGAGCAATCAGCATCCTTGTAATTTTGGCTGGAATCGCCGTTAAAGCGGTCAAGGACTACCTGGTTCAAAAAGGTGGAGAGAAAACCATCAAGATTGTCGAAATCTTGGCCAAAAATGCGGTCAATGCCGTGGAGCAAGTCGCTTCTGAAACTGGCTATAAAGGTCAAGAGAAACTTGATCAAGCACGAACTAAAATCCGTGCTGAACTGACCAAATATAACATCAGCATGACCGATAAGGACTTAGATACATTTGTTGAGTCAGCTGTCAAGCAAATGAACGATGCTTGGAAAGGGGAACAATAATGGATATTGATACAAGTAGATACAGAGAAGGATTGCCTCAGGTCGGTGTGCAACCCTATCGTCAAGTACATGCGCACTCAACAGGAAATCGAAACTCTACCGCCCAAAATGAAGCCGATTACCATTATCGTAAAGACCCTGAACTTGGATTCTTTTCTCACGTTGTAGGGAATGGACGTGTCATGCAGGTCGGTCCTGTAAATAACGGAAGTTGGGATGTTGGGGGCGATTGGAATGCTGAGAGTTACGCAGCAGTCGAATTGATCGAGAGTCACGGAAGTAAAGAAGAATTCATGCGCGATTACAAGCTCTATGTTGAGCTTTTGCGAAATCTTGCGGACGAAGCAGGTTTGCCGAAAACACTTGATACAGGAAGTTTGGCTGGGATTAAAACGCATGAGTATTGCACGAATAACCAACCAAACAACCACTCAGATCACGTTGACCCATATCCTTATCTGGCAAAATGGGGAATCAGTCGTGAACAATTCAAGAAAGATATTGAAGGCGGTCTATCTGAAGGTGGCTGGAAACGCAATGATACCGGCTGGTGGTGGGAGGAGTCCGATGGCTCTTATCCAACGAAACGCTGGAAGAAAATCAACAATGAGTGGTTCTACTTTGACGATCGTGGCTATTGCTTAATCAATCGTTGGTTCAATGATGGTCAAGACTGGTTCTATCTTGATAAACGCGGCGCTATGGTCACAGGATGGATGTATATCAATAACCGTTGGTATTTCTTCAAATCAGACGGTCGTATGGCCACTGGTTGGGTTAAATATCGTGAAACCTGGTATTTTATGGAAGAAAAAGACGGCTATATGCTATCTAAACAATTCGTAAAATCAGGCGACGGCTGGTATTACTTGAAGGCAAACGGTGAACTTCACACAGACCCAGCATTCAAAACAGAACCAGATGGGCTTATCACTGTTGTCGATAAACCAAAAGAAGAAAAATAAATAAAACAGAAAGGACTTTCAAAATAGATTACACTAAAACCGCAGGCTCAGGCTTGCGGGTTTTTTGTTTGCCCTGAAACAAGAAAATATCTAACTGACCGACATTGATGTCGGTAGCAAAGTTACAAAATAAATGGTTTGTCTGAAAATTGACTTGTTGATGTCAACAAATTTTCGCCCCAAATCTGCCCCAAAAGTTTTTTGAAGTTATCTTTATTTAACGGAAGATAAAAATAAAAAAATCCGATTTTATGGGCTTTTCATTCGGATAAAATCCGATATTTTTGGTATAATAAGGTGGCAATTAGCATTAGATGGACAGAAAAAACCTTGGGAAACCAAGGTTTTTCTTATAGACCTATGTAAATGAAACCAAGGAGTTTTGGCTGTTGACAAAAGTGACTCTCTTTAGTAGAATAGTAGGTGCGATGAGTCGATAGGTAGTCTTCGGACTACTATTGAGCATAAGGAGGTCATAACGCAGGAGCGGACCTTGATGAGTTGTGTGAACCTGCTCATCACATGAAGATGCCTCTTAGTCCCTAGTCAATGGCTAGGGATTTTTAATTTTCAGAAAATAGAGCCCAAAATACTTTTCAATTTTTAGAAAAAGTAGTATAATACTTCTATTATAGAAATTTTTAGAAAATTCCGAAAGAGGTTATTT